GGTTTAGTAGCATTTCCAGAATTACAAAAATCTAAAACAGTAAAAGAGAATATCTGATTTATCAAAGATAGATTTCTTGATAGTTGATGATACAGCATAAGGATAAGATGATTAGAGTTATCAGTTATGGATTATGCTAACTTCATTAACCAATATAAGTGAATGTTCAATGTAATAGCCAATATGGATACAAGTTCAGTTGAGGAAACATTAAATAACCAGAAGTTCTTAGAGCAAGAAACTAAACAGAAAATACTCCCTGTATATCACTGGTCAGATTTAAAAGAATGAAATGTAAAGCTATTAGAGGAGTATTGCGAGAGATATGATTACATAGCATTATGATGAGTAGCCTGATTATGATTATCCCCCAAACAGAAAGAGTATTATCTATGAAAGAGTTTTGCCACAGCTATTAAGCATAAAACTAAGATACATTGATTTGGGATAACAAGTATGAGCCATTTAATAAAGTATCCATTTTATAGTGTAGATAGTACCAGTTGGCTACAAGGTGGAAAATATAACCAATTCACAATATTCAGAAACTGATGATGGTATAAATATACAGCACAAGAGTATAGACAAAAATTCTGATTAGACCCAGCTAAGAAAAGTTGAACTTGGAAGATATGAGAGAGTAAAAAACAATGGGAGAAGTTCAATGATTACATAACAAAACTCCATCAGGCTAAATGAATGGAATATCGGCTTTAGTTCTTAATTAAATATCAAATGCAAATTGTAGAAGTAGATGTGGATAAGATAATCCCATATGAATGGAATAACAAAATCCACGATGAAACTCAAGTAAATAGAATAGCAAATTCTATCAAAGAGTTCTGATTTAAAAATCCAATAGTGTTGGATAAAAATAATATCATAGTCAATTGACATGGTAGATTAGAATGAGCTAAGAAGTTATGATTAAAGAAAGTCCCTTGTATCATAGCAGATGATTTAACTGATGAGCAGATTAAGAAATTCAGAATATTGGATAACAAATTAAATGAGAGTGAATGGGACTTAGCAAATCTAAAATTAGAATTAGATAGTCTATGAGACTTAAGTATGGGGGAATTACAATTAAGCGTAAGTGATTTATTTCCAGAATTTGATGCACCAGAATTCAATCCAGAAGATTATGAAGATGGTTTCTGAGTATGATGAGGAGAAAGTAAATTACAACTAATTGTATATGTAAAAGATGAATGAGAACTAGAGTTATTAAAGAAAGACTTAACTGATTTATGATATACTAACTATAAGTAATGACAGAAATCAAAAAGTTTTGAGCATTGTATAATACGGTATGATGATGAGAATGAAGTAAGTGTTTATATCCTACAAGATTAGATACTTATTGACAATGATGTTCTCATAACTGTTCCTATTGTTATGCAAGAGCTTTATTAGATTTTAGAGGATTACGACATCCGAATAATCCAAAATTCATAGATTTGAAAACTGCTTATAAGATAATAGCTACTGAAATCCCCAAAGACCAGATAACAAGGTTATGATGAATGACTGATTGCTTCCAACCAGTAGAGAAAGTTCATAAGATAACTTACAATGTGCTGAAAGCATTTAACAAATGTAGGAAATGATATTTAATTGTAACGAAATCTGATTTAGTAGCTAGTGATGAATATATAGAAGTGTTAGATAAAGATTTAGCTCATATACAAATAACAATTACCTCAACTAACGATGAGTTATGAGCTACATATGAACATGCTACAAGAATGAGTGATAGAATAAAAGCAGTAGAGAAGTTATGGAAATTATGATACGATGTTCAGATAAGATTATCTCCATATATTCCACAGTATGTAGAGATAAATAAAATCAATGATATTAAATGCGATAAGATAATTGTGGAATTCCTAAGAGTTAATCATTGGATAAAGAAATGGTTCAATATAGACTATTCAGATTGGACTTATTCTGAATGATGATATATGCACTTACCATTAGAAAAGAAAATCCAACTACTAAGTAAAATCAAAAAGAAAGAGATAAGTGTGTGTGAAGATGTTGATAGCCACTACAAATATTGGAAAGAACATTTCAATTATAATCCAGATGATTGTTGTAATTTAAGATTAACCAATTCAAATGCCTAAACAGAAGTACGATTACAATAAAATTAAGATGGAATTTATGCAGTCAGATTTTGATGAAGTTAAATGATTTATCATAGATAAATGATTGATATATAACTCTTGATGGGCTACAAGAACTAAATGATGGGCGAAAGAGAAACAAAAATTAAAAGAAAAGATTTTGGCAAAAGCTACTCAAAATGCGATAACTAAACAGGCTAAAGAGTTAGAGCTACCAATGGAACAGCTAACTATTGCTAAGAAGAATGCAGTAGTAAAAGTTATTCAAAAGATGATGGGAAATGATTTAGATATGGCAGATATGGAAAGAGCTATAAAGATATTAAGAACAGAGATGTGATTACCTAACTCTTATGCCAAGAATGAGAACACGAATATAGATAGAATAGAGTGAATTCATATAGTGTTATGAGGAAATCCTATTGACAACAAAAAAGATGATAAAAATGATGTCTTATAGTTCAGAATTGGTAAAAGAGAAGATTGCCCCGTAGGGGAAATGAAAAGTAAAAATGGTCTGGAATTTTATTTCTAAGAAAATGTCAAGAGATGAAAAGAAGTACCATCTCAGTCAAACAGATAGAGTATAAAAATGCTGAGTTGGTTCTCTGTGAGTTTATGGCACTACAAGAGTATAACGAAGAATGAGAAATGCCAAAGTATGAAGATTTCAATTTACAGGAGTTCCATAACTTTATTGCAGATAAAATAGAAGCTTTAGATACATTTAATGATAGATACCAATGAAAGAGAGGGAAATACCAAAGATGACAGTAAAGAAGATTTATACAAATCTGAAATCTGATTTACAGTTATGTATAAACTTTATCAAGGAGGGAAAACCAGAATTAGTTAAGATGTATTTTTGAACAAATAAATGGGAAGAAATAGCAAATCAATTGGAAGTAATCTGCAAACCATTTTCAGAAGTCCAATTTATTGAGATAGAGAAATTGGTGTCAGAATTACATAGCTTTTTTATATCTAAACAAACTACAGGATGAGAGAAGAAATCGAAAAGAAAATCCAAGAGTTAGAATGGACAAGTTCAGTAAAATCTATTCTAATGATTGAGTGGTTAAAACAACTTCTTACAATGCTCCCAGAAGAAAATAAAGAGGAGAAAAAGGAGGAAGTGATAAAAGTAGAGGTTAAAGATGAGAAACCTCTTAAAAAGAAAATCAGTTTTAAAAGAAAGTAGAAAATGGAGGTATATTTCTATCCAACAGAGAAACAATGAGAGGCTTTAAAGTATTGGCACGATGATACCACTACTGAAATTTGATTTTGATGAGCAGCTGGATGAGCAAAGACTTGGTTATGAGTTTTTGCCATCTGGTCAGCTTGTATGAACTTACCATGAAGTAGATGGGTTATGTGAAGAAAAGAGCTTATCAATTTAAGAAGAACAACATTAGCAACATATTATAAAATGTTGCAGTATTATAAAATTCCAAAAGACCAACGATGAGTAATGAATGGACAAACTAATACAATTAAGTTCGCTAACTGAAGTGAAATAATATTATTAGATTGTGCCACACAAACTTCTGATACAGAATGGACTAGATTTGGTTCATTAGAATTAACTTGAGCATTTGTAGATGAAGCAAATGAGGTTGATGCCAATGGTATAGCTAAACTAAAAACTCGTATCTGAAGACAGAACACATTTGTTATATGATGAGTAGAAAAGAATGTATGTCCAAAGTTCTTGGAGTGTTTCAATCCTAACAAATGACATGTTTATAATGATTACTACAAACCTTGGAAAGATTGAACATTACCACCATATAGGAAATTCGTAAGAGCAACAGTATGAGATAATCCTTACATATCAGAAAACTATATCCAACAGTTGGAGAGGAGTGATGAAATAACTAAGCAAAGATTATTGTATGGGAACTTTGATTATGATGATACACCATGAAAGCTATTCAGATGGGATGAGATTTCAGATTTATTTACTTGTAATATAGAGGAAGATAACACCACATATATTAGTTGTGATGTAGCAAGGTTATGAGAAGATAAAACTGTGATAGTGGTATGGAAATGATTAAGAGGGAAAGAGGTAAGAGTATATCAATGACAAACAACAGACCAAACTGTAGCAGTAATAAAAGATTTAGAGAGTTATTATAATTGTAGGAGAAGTAATATTTGTATAGATAGTGATTGAGTATGATGATGAGTAGCAGACCAATTAAGATGATGTGTTAATTTTGTAAATAACAGCTCTCCAATATTACAAGGAGATGAGATTAGAAATTATGCTAACTTAAAAACTCAATGCTACTTTAAATTGAAATATTTGATAGAGAAAAGGATGGTGCATATTGACGCAAGTTGAGAAACAATGGAGAGAATTCAGAATGAGTTAGATAATATCTTAATCAAAGATGTAGATTGAGAGAATAAAATAAAATTAGAAAGTAAGGAGGATATGAAAAAGAGATTGGGGCATTCACCAGACTATGCAGATGCCATAATGATGAGAATGTATTGGGAATTGAAACAGAGTAGTTCACCAATAACTCATACAGATGTTATAACGATAAATTTTGATGATATGTTATATTAAAAAAAGTTGAATTTTGAATTTTCAGAATATAATACCAGTTGAATTTATATTACATACTAATCAATGGATAAATCAGCAATACTTGTTCAGATACAGAGAGAATATGCATTATGATTAAACTATGTAAGAACTGTTAGAATAAGATACAGGGATAGGATTATGAAGTGGAACCCACAATCTCCAAAATCAGCAAAGATTATCAATATAGATATGATATGAAATTATATGGATACTCTTATAGCTTCGTTCTTTACTAATTGACCAAAATGTAAATTCATATCAAGAACAGGATGGGTATGAGAAGAAGAAGCACAGAACTTAAATGCTGTTGCTGAATTTGACGAGAGAGAGTGAGCTATGCAACAATTAAAATATCAAGTAGAACAAGATAGTTTATTCTTCGGAGTATGAATACTAAACAAAACAGGATTTGATAAGGATACTCTATGTAATACTTGGAGATGTATAAATCCATTATCTTGGATACCAGACCCATTACCAACACAAACAGGACAGTTTGATGGGAAGAATTACAGATTTCACGGTTTCTGTATGCTAACAAATATCCACGATGTAAAAGATAAATATGATAAGAATGCTATCAATAGATGGTTTGCTAAGCAATATAATATGGAGGAGAATCTGAATAGATTAGCTTATCAGAACAAAGCAGGGACTTGACCAATTATGGTTGATGAGATAGAAGATAATTTCGCATTGGACATCTATACTCATTACACAATAGTGGATGGTAAAAAATGGAAGTTCGTATGTAGTTCAGATATGAGTGAAATATTCTACCAAGAGAAACTTCAACCAGTAACGAAAGAGGAGAAGTTAGATGAAACTCTTATCCCACGACCTGTAATATTGAATTATTTCTCTCCTACGAGATGAAATCCATTTGGAACAAGTCTATGTGATAAGATAGAAGATAAACAAAATGCTAAATCTATCTTAGCTAACCTATCACTTATGAAAGCTAAGAGAGAAGCTACTTGATGAGATTTCTTAGTTAATAGTAGATTGATTAAAAATAAGGAGGAATTACAGAAAAAAACATTTGACCAGAGGTTATTATTCATAGATGAGAATGAAATAGGAACTCAGCCAATTCAAAATGCTATGTATGAGTTGCCACAGAGCCAAATTCATACTGATGTATGGAATATGATGAGTTGGTTAGAGAATGAGGCTAAATATGATAGTAAGATAGACTCATTACAGCAATGAATAATGCCAGATAAATCAATGACAAAAGCAGAGGCACAACAATTACAAGCTAATGCTAATATGCAGTTATCATTGAAGAATACTATCAAGCAATGGTTCTATAGAGATTATTATTTCCAACGATGGAGATGATATCTGGAGAACTTCCCAGAGGGGAAAAAGAAGTGGGTATTATTAAATGCTGATTTTGAATGGACAGGACAATCATTAGAGAAAGACCAGTTTATTACAAAGCAAATGCCATACATTATGGTATGAGCAAGCGAAGATATCAATGCTATAAATGAAAAAGATAAGGCTAATCTTATGGCACTCTATCCAATTATAACACAGGACCCAGATATCAAACCTGTGAATAAAGCGATATTCAAGAGGCTATATTTAAGAGCTATTTGATTGAAACCAAATACTATCAATTCAATATTAAGTTATACACCACAGGAAAGATTAGCAATGAGTTATGTTGATGATGTAAATCTATGATATGAGCCAAAGAGTTTATTCAAGAGAACAGATATAGATTTTTATACGGTATGGTTGTATATGCAGAAAGCAGAAGATGGGGATTTGAAAGAGAAAATATTACAAAAGCTACAATGAATTCTATTGGAGTTGTGAGAAGACCCACAAATGCCTTGAATGAATAACCCAGTAGCAAATAGTGCGGCAAATATAATGATGTCCCAATGACAACCAAGTAGGGATGAGTTAATAACGAGAGATACAGTTAATTTAAATTCTAATATGCAATAATGACAGAGAAAATGATACCAATTAAAGACCTTCTAAAAACTAAATGATGGGAGGAACTTGTAAAGGTGGTAAAGGAGAGGCAAAAAGCTCTTGCTGGAAAAATCCTGTATTGAGATGGGATGGATGTAAAAGATGAAAATCTAACAAGGTCAGATTTATATAGAGCAGAGTTGAGATGTCTAAATTGGATAATCGATAAGCTACCAGAACAGTTAGTTGAAAATCCAAACTATAATCCAGATGAAGATATAGAGGAGATGGAAGACCAAGAGAGAGCAGATTTAATAAATGATATGTTCAAGCAAGAAATCTAAAAAATGGAAACTCATCAGCCATAAAGAGAGAGAAAATAAGAGGTTTAACACCTAACATATCGCAGTTTGTAGGTTTATGCTTAAGAAATCTACTTTAGCTACGGTTATGATGCTTTATTACTAACCAAATGTAAAAATGCCAGAAGAAGAAATGGTAGAAACTCCTATTGAGGAGTGAGAGGAGATTGACTACAAGGCTCTTTATGAGAAATCACAAGCTGATGTAGAGAAATGGAAATCTCGTTTCAAAAGTGCAAAAGCACAGGAGAAAGAAAGAACTCAATATGAAATCGATGATAGCTACATCGATAAGAAAGTTGAGGAGAAATTATTCTTTCAGAACAACCCAACAGCAAGAGAGGTTGAAAAAGAAATCAAAGAAATTCAATCCAAGTATACTGGAATGAATGTCAATGATGCCTTTGATTTGTATCTTGCTAAGAACAAACCGGAACTTCTTTCCCAAAGACAGTCAAACCTCTGAGTAGATGGGATTACAAAAGAACCAGAACCAGAGAAATCTTGGAAAGATATGAACGACCAAGAGTTTAACCAGTGGTGGGAAGCAAGGAAAGGTAGGAAATAATCTTTTAATTCAATTATTTTATTTCAATGCCTACAACTAACAACAATGTACAGGCTTTCGTGCCTGAGCTATGGAGTAGAAGAATTCAATATTTAACAAGAAATGCTCTAGTAGCTACTCAAATTTGTTCTTTCGAAGAACAACCAGATTTAAAATATGGAGATAGAATTCACAGACCATATCCAAATGATTTGTCTGTAAATGATTATGTTAAGTATACTGATACAGTAGCACAAGATATAATCGGAACTGATGAATATCTCGATATTGACCAATCAAAAGAAATCTCTTTCGCTATCGATGAAGTTGATTGGATTCAAATGAAATACGACATCGAAAATGATTATATTGAAAGAGCCGCTTACAGACTATCAAATGATATTGATGGAAAAGTATTAGCAGAAGTATCTAACGCAAAAGTATCTATGGATGCTGGAGATATTGGTGGAACTGCTGGACAAGCTATTTCATTGTCTATCTCTAACTGTCTTAATACTATTATGACAGCTTGAGCTAAATTAACAGCTAACGGATGTGAGATGGATAAAACTTGGGCATTAGTAGTTGACCCAAAAATTGCTTCAATCATCGCTCAAACAGTTGCTTCTGATGGATTTTCATTAGCAGATTTGGCTCTTAAAAATGGATATGCAGGAAACTTTGCAGGATATAAAGTATATTCTTCAAATAACTTGGCACATTCAAGAACTATTAGCTTCTCAAGTGTAGTTGCTACTGATGAAATTACAGTTGCAGGAGTTAAATTTACATTTGTTGGAACTATCGGAACTACAGCTGGTAATGTTCTTAAATGAGCAAATGACGCTGCTTCATTATCTAACCTTGCAGCTGCAATCAATGGATGAGCAGGAGCAGGAACAACTTATGTAGAATTAAGTGCTTCAGATAGAGCTAAATTAAAGAATGTTAGAGCTAACTTAAATGCTTCTACAGGAGTATTAACTACTGCTTGAAGTGTTGCTGTATCTACACCAGATACAACAATTACAGTTGGTGCAGAAGAAGCTCATGCATTACTTTGCAGACCAGGAGCTATTGATTTGGTTATGCAACAGAATATTGATGTTAGAAAAAATCCATTACCAAGACAGAAAGCTGATTACTTCATTATCTCTACTCTATATGGAGTAAAAACTTTCACAGAATGAGCTGAAAGAATGGTAAAAATCAAGATTGCTGCTTAGTAAGGGTTTCATATATAAGGGGCAGGGAAACTTGCCTCTTAGAATGAAACTTTTATATAGAACATATTAGCCAATGGATGTATCTACAATAATAGAGTTGTCAAGAAAACAGACATCTACTACAACAGGACAAATAGCAGATGCTGATTATCTTACATACCTAAACATTATCTACAAAGATATATTTTCCAGATTATCAGTAAATTCTAAAAAATATACTTGGCAGAGCTTTACGACAGAAGTAAATGCTTGACAGAGTGAATATATACTACCACAACCAAGTGATGAAAGCACAGGAGTAAAACTTGTATTGACAGCTTTTCTTGATGGTAAAAAACTACCTTTGTATGATAGTAGCTTATATGATAGTAAAAGAGATTTAACTAATCCAAAATGGAATGAACACCCATATTGAATATTAAGAGATGGTAGTATATTTCTTATTCCTATTCCTAAGAAAGATTGAGAGCTTTATATGGAGTGAAAATATATACCATTTGATTTAGAATTAACATCTGATAGTGAAGAAATCAAATTAGCACCAGAATATCATAACATATTAGTTAAATGATTAAATAGTTTAGTATTCGGAGAAAAACAACTATTTGATAAACAACAACTATGGGAATGATATTATTTACAGGCTATACAGCAAATGCAGACAGAGTGAAGTTTTGAGAATGAAAGTGCTTATCATGTAGAAGACCCTTATTTATGATTTCTAGAATAAAACTATGGCAGAAAGTAATATAGTAGCACCAATATTTAGATGAGCCAACTGATGAATAGCTGATGATATCTTTACAGGTATCAACAACAGCTATTTTTATAGTGAAAATTTGGAGGTAAGAGAAAATAGTAGGGGGATTAGTTTAAATAAAGCACTTATACAAGATACAACAACTACGAATAAGATAAATGTAATTACAAAGGTAAAAAGTAATATGTTCGTAGCTTG